GGGAAACCTCTGTAGGTCGGGTCTGGGACCACGACCAAGTCGTGGGTTCTCCGTCCTGGCGTAAGCCAGGGCGGAGTCCCATCTCTTGGGTGATCCCGATGGCAACGTCGATAGGGATCTTCGGATCCCTTCGGTGTCGCCGGAGGATTGCCACCCAGCGTCTTGCGAACCTGGGTGTCGTGTTTTGAGGAAGGGGAGTGTGAAGTGGGTATCTTGCCCACCGTACCAGTTGGTGGAGGAGAGCCTTTCCTCGAGCGTTGACCTCCCGTGTTTGTTTGATCGACGAAGCGATCGAACACCCGGGGGCGAGCTTGAGGCGGCTCTTCGCCATCGCCCGGACCCGTGCAAGGGGTAATACTTGCGCGCGGGTCCGGGGGTCGGTGTCGGAAAGGGTTTGGCGAGCTTGGGCGGAGAAAATGGAGGTGAGGATTTCGGACATCTTCGGTCCGGTATGATGGGGAGCGGCGTGGAGCTTCTCGCGGATTTCTTGGGGTATGGTCGCCCCACGAGTCCGAAGAAGTTTTCCAAACCGCAACCCGTTTTGGAGGAGTCTCCCTGAGACTCCTCCTTCCCACACTCCCCCTGCTCCGCCCAATTCGCTGGGCCCTGGCTTGAAACCCATGGGGCGGAGGAGTCGGAGGGTATTCCGGAGTAATCGCCGGACAGGAGAGGATAAGGGGCCTTGCGCCAGCTGTTTCAGCTGGTCGCGGGCCCCGAGGACATCCCCTCTCTCCCGGCGAGTGTGAGTCATGGACAGTTCTCCTAGTCCGATGATTCGCAGCTCGTGTGCGACATAGTGTTGGCGCCGCTGTAAGTCCCTGGGGCGTAAGCCAGTACCAGGGCCGTAAGTCGGATCGGCCTTTCCACCTTTGATGTACATGAGTCTCTCGCAGAAGACCCCTCCTTCTCCGAGGAAAGATTTCTTTTGGTTGAGCTTGAGGTTCCGAGCCCGGAGCTCGCGACCGTAGGTGATGATCTCGTCTGGCCCCCAAAGGCCAGTCAGATCGTCTCCGCAGATCGCGAACGAGCGGTCCTCCCAATTCATACCAACGGCACGCCAGGCGGCGTGGGCGTTGATTATTGAGAGGACAGTCCAGGTGACCCCGAGTCCCAAGAGAATTCCTACCTCTGTCGGATCGTAATCGTCGAAGGGTGTGACCCCCCCTTGGGGGCCCACCAACCGGACGGCAGCGATGGTCCTTTGTGAGGACCATTTGAGACCCGCTGCAATCCCTCGCATCACCGCCTGGGCGTCGGGGAAGGTGATATGATCTGTGGCTGCAGATAAGTCTGCAGAGTACAGGTCTCTTCCCCGGCCAGAAGCCTTGAGCCGGACGGCCTCGTCTGTGAGTCCTGCCCTGAACCAAGGGTGGACTCGTAGGTGTGGGATCGTCTCGGCAGAGAGGTTTCGGCCCAGGTGTGTGTCGAGTGCCGTGTGAAGTGTTGCGACGCGAACCTTCCCCGTTTCGGGGATAGGGAGAGCTTTGAAGGCGGGAGGAGTTGGGTTGCCAGCCCTCATCCTCTCCGCTAACATCGCAAGTGTCGCTTCATTACACTCGGCAGGTAACTTCTCGGTTACTTTCTGACGTCTGCTCCATCCATCTTCAATAATGGGTCTGCTGACTGGTACCAATCGGGACCAGTCTACTTTGTAGCCTATGCTGTACTGCTCTTTGAGTGCAGCCTCCACTCCGCCCTTGGCTCGGCCTGCTTCGAGACAGGCAGTCTGAGCTGGGAGTGGGGCGCGCGGTGCAAGGTCTGCCTCTTCGGGGGCGAGACGTTGCCGCGCGATATGGCACCGAATCATGAGTTCTTCCGCGAACGTCTGAAGCGAGGATAAGTCCTCGGGAGATGAGTTCGCGGAAGGAGCCTGGAACCAGATCCGGTCTTTCTCATTCGTGGCTTGAATGAGGTGATCCGGTGTGATGGTCCAGGGTACCGCCCTTGCGGCGGTACTCGCCGTGAAGAGTCTCTCCACGGTGGAGAATCTGGTGTGACGCGTCCGTTGGCCACGGACGCGGGTGACCGCCAATTCTCTCCACTCGTGGCAGAGTTCCTTGTGTACACGAGGGCCTTGATCCAGCATATCCGCTAACCAGCGGAGCCACCTTACGGTGGTGACGCGATTGCGGGGTGATGTTGGATCGAGGGGGTTCCCCTCTGCACACTCGAAGGCAGCCTGCAGTGTCGGTAGATACTGCACTACTGTCTTCGCACGGTCGCGCATTGCGCGATGATTTGGTAAGTACCGAATGAACTTTCGGAGCAGACCTGTTATTTTACTCCCCTTCTTTAGTTGCGCACGGCATAAGCATGCCATCCGCAACACCACGTTCCTGGAGATCCACCGCTTGCGGTGGAACTCCTGGGCCAAATGGAGGAGTGCTGTGGGAGTCTTTTCGAGGACTCCTGCAACCCTTCCATGTTGGGGGATCGTGGCCCCGATGCG